TGCTCATCGCATTGGCTGCATCCTGCAGGGCCTGCGCAATCCCGGCATCCTTTACTTTGATCCATGCCTGCCCGTTGTAGCGATAAGCTGTATATCCATTTGAAGAGTCAAACCAGATGTCACCAGTATCCAGGTCATCTCCGTCAGGTGCCTCATCCTGCATGTAGGTTGCAATCTTGCCATCGATCTGCTCTGCGAGTTCCTTGGACCAGGTCTCGGATGCGGTCCTTGTCTTCTCGTCTGCGATCTCCTCCGCCTTGCTCTGTGCTTCTGAGAGCAGGGAGTTGTACTGGTCCGTGAAGGTTTTCTCCCCAATCTTCGTATCAGAGGAAAGCCTGAACTCACCGGTCTCCATGTTCCAGTAGTTCCGGCCCTTCTTATCAGTGATGGTTCCTGCCTTGATGAGATTGCCATTCAGCGTACCGGCTGTAATGAAGTCCGCATAGAAGCGGGAGTCAATCGTCCATGCGGTATCAAAGGGTCCCTGATAGCCGGAGGTAGAGAAGCCGATCCCGTTCATGTTGATGCGGAGCACGTTGACAGCGGTGTTCTTGTCATCCGTATCCATGATGAGAATCTCGTCCGGCTGGCCATCCGCATTGAGGCCAAACACAACATGCCCGCCGAGTCCCCCGGAGATCAGCTTCGTCGCATGCTTGATGGCGGATTCCAGAAAGGCACGATTCGACTTCTCCTGCGATTCCATCCTCGCATTCTGAGAAGCGATCGAATCTGACAGGGTTGACCGAGCACTTCCGATCTCAATGGAGGAGTACCGATCCTTCAGGACATCGTAGACGGTCTTGATGACCTTAGCCTTTGCTGAAACCTGAAGCTCCGAGAACTCAACGGATACCGTGTCACAGAGATTGACGCGTTCCAGCGGTGCGATGTTCTTGTATTCTTCACTCTGCCAAAGGGCTACAAAACTGATGGAGATGTTGACAGAGGGCACGCCATACCCGTTCGCCTTCATGTAGGAGGCTGCCCTGTTCCGAAGAGCTGTCTCGGTCGGAGCTTCCTGCCACTCGGAAGAAAGGTCCAGAACAATGGTCCTGCGATATGGATACTTCGATGCGTTCTCCGTGTAGACAGGAGATGCAGTTACAACCTGTGTCTCGCCATCGTTGTCCTTGGACCAGTAAGGTACGACACCTGTAACAGTGTCCTCGATCGACTCCTCCTGCTTCAGATCCGTGAGGTCCTTGCCGTAGCGGATTACTTTTCCGCTGTCCCGGCCTCTTGCCGCATGCAGCTTGACCGTCCAGCCATCCCACTCATATTCACCGCCGAAGTTGTCGAGAATGGAACCTTCCACACCTCCAAGCCTTGACCGAAGGGATGCCGGGAGCGGTGTCGTGTAAGAGCCGACCGTCGTATCGTCTGTCCAGAAGTCGAATTCGCAGGGCTCGATCGCGTCATGCTTCAGACGCTCAAGTGCCTGTGCTGCTGTCGTTGCCGGAGTCAGATCTGCCTTCACTGGTACGAACGAGAGCTGATAAGACACATGTCTTGCGGATATCGTAGTGATGCCCTTCATAGGTTTGGAGATCTTGTAAATCCGAAACGGCTGCTCCTTCTTTCCGTCTGCCGGAACCGCATAGATGATCCTCTCCTTCAGGATGTCCTTATAGTGAATGCCGCTGACTGGGTAGGTCATTTCCAGCTCAAAGGACCCGTTCCTCTCTTCTGTCACCATGCAGGAGATCGCATCGTAGAGCCTGCCAAGGCCGTTTGTTGTGAAGTCCCTCTCTCCTGCATCGTATAAAACCGGTATCATACAATCCACCACCTTGGTATAAGTTCAATCTTTGTGATTCCCCTGCCGAGCGTGATTCCATTGTTCCCCGGAGCAAGAACCGGGAAGTCTCCAGAGGTCAGGGAGATCATACTGTTGCAGTTCGTCGCTCCATAAAATGCATCCATGGTCTCGCAGTCCACTTCGACGTAGGGATAGGAGTTACCGGATACCTGGATCGTCTTCTCCCCAATACCTGCGGTACCATTTCCATAGATCCGGACCAGAGGCTTGGCAGGAAAGAGGGTATTGTTCCTGATCTCTCCCGCCGCTGTGAACGTATAGGTCTTCTCTCCAGACTTCAGATACCGCTGCGGTTTGCAGTTGAAGGTGATATCAAACTTCCCTGCGATATTCCCGGTCTCCTTCACATCCAGCGGTCCTTCAAAGAGAGCCAGCCTGTACTCTTCGGGATGATAGGTATCCTCAAGTCTCCTGTATCCTGTCCTCGTCAGAAGGAAGCTCCGTAGCGCAGCCACATTATTCCTGAAATCCTTCACGATACTGGCGGGATAGGTGAGGGAGATATTCTCATATCGGTTGTTATCAAAGACAAGATCCCCTGACCTCCCGGGCACAGACTGAATCTCGTAGTCCCGTTTCGGAGAGCTGTAGACTCCATCCCCGGAGATCCGGACACCGAAGTCCAAGCTGCTCTTCCCGTCAAAAACAAAATAGTGAAAAGGTCTCATGCGAACACCGCCTCCTTCATGTTGACCTTACTGTTGATCCTGCTCTCGATGATGTCCGCCAGCTCATGAACGTCCTGCCCAGGTGCACCATAGACTGTGATGTTGATGTCCCCGATCGTCGTACCGGCACCGGCATTTCCGACTGCCTTCTGAATCATCGACATCAGGCTGTTCACACCGACAACGGCCTCCGGTCCTGCCTCCCCTCCGGCAAGAAGAGAATTACCCTTCATACCGAAGATCGTCGGACCATTTAAGATCATGCCGTCTTCCATTGCCTTCTTGTACCAACTGATAGAGAAGTGCGGAGCAGACGGAGGGTTGATTCCGAAATGTCCGGAGATGCTGATGTGCGGAAGTTTCAGACTCGGCAGGGACCAACTGAAATGGAAGAAGCTCTTGATCCTGTCAATCGCACTCTTCACCGCATCTCTTGCACCGCCCATCTTGTCAGAGAAGGCACTCTTGATATCCGACAGCTTTGATCTTGCTGTAGAAAGAGCCTCACCAAGTTTGCCTCCTGTCGTACGGTTGATCACATCGAAGCCAGCCTTCCAGATCGACTTATACCCATCGACCGCTGTAGAAATGACACCTTTGATTCCTCCGCCGTGCTGCTGCACAACAGACTTGATCCCAGACCATGCTGTACTGGTATTGGATTTCAGGGTGTTCCACGCATTGGAGATGTGGTCTTTGATGCCATTAAAGGTTGTCGTCGCCCCGGACTTCATGCCATTCCAGATATTGGAGGCAGATGTCTTGATGTTATTCCATGCGGTGCTGGTGCCCGTCTTTACAGCATTCCAGGCGTTGGTGATGCTGGACTTGATCCCGTTGAAGATCGTTGTCGCTCCGGATTTCATTCCGTTCCAGATATTGGAAGCAGCGGTCTTGATGTTATTCCATGCCGTGCTGGTACCCGTCTTCACCGAATTCCAGACATTTGTAATGGTGGTTTTGATCCCATTGAAGATCGTCGTGGCTCCGGATTTCATTCCGTTCCAGACAGTCGAGACACCGCTTTTGATGCCATTCCATGCTGTCTCCGTTCCGGACTTGATCCCGTTCCAGAGTCCGGTAAAGAAGGTGGCAAGACTCTCTCCGACTTTCTTCACGCCGGAGCACACCTTATCCCAGACTCCCTTAAACCACTCGGAAATCTCTCCCCAGTGCTTGATGATCTCAACTACGGCTACAACTGCAGCTACAACACCTGCAATGATTCCGATCATAGGAAGCAAGGACAGAGAACTGAATGCAGTAAGCCCAGTAGACAGACCGCCGACAGATGTCATGACCTTGCCGATCACACCGGTAATACTTCCTGCCGCCGACACAACCTTTCCCACGCCGACAAGGATCGGTCCAACTGCCGCTGCAACCAGAGCTGCCTTCACGATGAACTGCTGCATGGGCTCTGGCAGGTCATTCCAGAAATCCGCAAATTTCTTCAGTGCTGCAGCTGCCTGTTCCAGCATGGGAGCCAGAACACTTGCGAGAGAGTTTCCCACCTCAGCACCGGTGATCTTCAGCTGATTCATCGTGGTCTTAAACTTGTCGATCGGGTCCAGCGTATCGTTAAAGGTTGTCTCCACATTTCCTTTGAAGGAACTCATGTCAGAAGAGAATCCATCAAGGGAGAGCTTGCCGGTCTGCATAGCGTTGAAGATGGCTGCACCCGCCTTGGAGCCAAAGAGGTCATAGGCCGCCTGAAGCTTCTCGGTATCCGACTTATTGGAGTGCATCGTGTCAGAAAAATCTGAGAGTGCCTGATCCAGTGTCTTACCGTCATCGGCAGCATTCTTCATGGCTTTCTTCATACCAGCCATAGCTGTGCTGACATCAAGACCGGACATCTCAACATTGCCGAGGAACTGTGCAGACTGCGTAGCGTTTAATCCCATCGCCTGAAGCTGAGCGGCATTTCCTGCAAGGTCCTGTGAGAGCTTGTCCATCGAAAGCCCGGTCGCCTGTCCGACAGAGTTCAGGACATCCAGCATCCCGCCAGCCTGCGAGGAATCCATCCCGAATGCATTGAGGACAGAGGATACGTTATCAACCGAGGTAGATACATCGGTATCGTTTATCTGTGCAAACTCAACAAACTGCTGAGACAGGTCCTTCAGGGCATCTCCCGTAAGGCCAAACCTCGTGTTCACCTCACCGATAGCGGACCCTGCTGTTTCGAAGTCAGTCGGGATTGTCGTCGCTATATCATTTGCTGCATCCTGCATATCCTTCAAGGCCTGCCCTGCTGCACCGGTCTTGGTCTTTACGATATCTGCTCCGGCATCGACTTCATTGAAAGCAGCAAGAGATGCCGCGCCGACTGCCGTAATCGGAGCTGTCACATGGGTAGAAAGAGAAGTCCCGACACCGGTGATCTTGTCTCCAATATCCTTCATCTTCTGCCCTGCCTGCTGCAGCTGGACACCGGCAACAGAGCCAACCGACTTGTACTGCTCCTCGAGGCCTTTCAGTGACTGCTTGGTATCCTCTATCTCCCGGGTCAGGGCTTCCTGTTGTTTAATGGTCTCCTCTGTCTGAGGTGCATCCTTCAGTTGCTTTAAGGCAGCCTCTTCCTGCTTCAGCTTCTCCTTGGTATCCGAGATTGCCTGCGACAGGTACTTCTGCTTCTGGACAAGGAGATCCGTATTGCCGGGGTCGAGCTTCAGGAGCTTATTCACATCCTTCAGCTGATTCTGTGTATCCTTGATGGACTTATTTACATTTTTCAGTGCATCCGAGAGCTTCGTGGTATCGCCACCAATCTCAACGGTGATGCCCTTTATCCGATCAGCCATACTGACCTCCTTCCTGAAATTTGCGCATCAAAAAAGCACCGGCCCACGAAAGATCGATGTCCCTTGACATTACCTGTTGATTTCTTATAATCAAAACATAGAGAGCACTGCAACAAGCGGTTGGTCTCTGTTCAGACTTTTTAATAACTTAAACAGTCGTCACTTGCCAGAGTGGCAGCTGTTGCTTTTTACGATAATCGTCACGGTAAATTTACCGATATGAAACGTAATATGCATAGACATCACCTCCTTCCGGAGAATGATGACCAACCGCCTGCCGTTATCCCAGTGCTCTCTATCCCATAAGGGACGTTTCCAGTTTACTATTTCCTTACCTGAAGTAATGAAGTAGCTCAAATATTTGAGTTGAAATTTATCGCCCCATTGCATATAATGTAGATGAAAGTAGTGGCAACACAATAACAGCGGGTGTATCTCAGCCCTAAATGAGAGATTTAGTAAGCGGGTGTATCTCAACCCTAAGTGAGAGATTTAACAGTGAGCGTTTCGCAGCTCTGAGCGCGAATGTAACATGGGGCAGTAATTCTGCCCCTTATTTTTTTTGGGAGGTTCTATGTCCATTAGTTTCTACGAGGTTGATCCAAAGTACATAAATTACCTTGCTCCTCATGAGCCACTACTATTTCACAATGCAAAACCGGGACAGGCTAATACTCGAAAGTATATCGGTGTTATTTTCCAAGTCGATAATTTTTCATACTTTGCACCACTCTCTTCATTTAAGCCAAAACATGCAAAAATGAAGGAAAGCATTGATTTTATGAAAGTAGGAAGATATGCGGTAATCGATATTAACAACATGTTTCCCGTGCCAAATGGTGTCGCGAAAAGAGTGGACTTTTCAAATGTCAGTGATCCTGCTTACCGCAACCTGCTCCTTGCTGAATACAGGATCATTAAGAAGCGTCAAAACTTAATTACGAAAAACGCTCAAACCGTCTATAACCTCAAGATTACTAAGCCAAACAACCCCATTTCAAAAAGATGCAATGATTTCAAACTGCTTGAACAGCTCTGCCAGAATTACCAGCCATAAT